AGGCAGTAAACGGGAAAGTAACCCCAGGTGCAGGATCAGGCATGTTCTTTGTTTATTTTCTACTATTTTAATCTTATTAATATCTAAGAAGCAGCCAGTTGGGAAGGGTCGGCTGCCCACCCTTTAGTGAGTAGGCCTACTGCGGCTGGGGCGGCCATTGCACCTCCCAGGGAAAGTCAGCCTGCTCTGGGACCATGCGCAAGGTTTCTCGGTATAGCTGCCATGCAAGCTTGCCGTCCAGATCTAAAGGACTGTCCGCAAGCTGTGTCCAGTCGCAGTCGGCAAGACGTTGGTTTCGATCAGCACGAATCTCGGATGCTTTGGCTGCGGTGCGTTCTGCAATCTCTTCTGGTGTAGCAGGAGCCTCGATCCACTGCTCAATCCAAGTGCCATTCACTTTGACGGCAGTGCGCTCTAGGTTGATCGAATAATCACTTGCAGGCTGTGGTGTTGACGTGACTCGGTAAACATTGAAGCTGGCAGCGACTTCATCGCTGATCACCTTGGGCCAACTGGTGCCCTTGTTGGAAAGCCTTAGATCGGTCAAGGTGTATGGATAGCGATCCAAAGATCCGTCAGGCTTAAGCAGTGCGTAAAACATTAGGATGCCTCCAATTCGGTGAGCTGGTCCGCGATGACATCACGGATGATAATTGCTTTAAGTTGTTCGGTTTTGCTGGATTCTAGCAGGCTAGTAAGTTGATCGCGGAACTCTACCAAGGCAGAGTTATTGGCGTACTCGGCATCAATTTTTGCAATAGCACGTTGGTAGTTATCAATGTTGATTTGATAATGCAACACTTCATCGTTGCGTCCTTCAAGTGCGGTTTTTAGGGTTTCGAGCTTGTTCATTGTTAGTTTGGGCTAAATGCGATGCTCCTGCCATCACCAGGAAGAAACAGGGAAGGATTGGCGTATTTTGTGCCAAACCCTGACCCGCTCCAACGATATGCGCTTATGCGGGGGAAGAGTTGGTGACCGATTGCTATTGCGGTGCTACTTGCGCTAAATCCTATACCAAATGGTAAACCACTAGGCAATGTGGCGGGATTGGCAAACTTTGCACCAAATCCCGATCCGCTCCAAGGATAAGCGGTTACATATGGAGTGGTCGCGTGAGAAACAGCTACAACAGTTCCGTCATGACTGAGTGCAAGATCAGTGCAGATATCTGGAGGCAGTGTGGCTGGGTCTGCATATTTAGTGCCAAACCCCGATCCGCTCCATGAGTAAGCGTGTATATAAGGACTTGTGAAGCTAGGAACAAAAAGAACAGTGCCATCGGGGCTGAAAGCACCAGTGCGGGCACCAGTGGGAACTGTGCTGGGATCTGAAAACTTTGTGCCAAACCCTGACCCGCTCCATTCATAAGCCGAAATATATGGAGAGTTTTGATGAGCAAGGACGATGGCAGAGTCATCAGGATGGAACGTAACACCCCATCCAGTACCAAAGTCAGGCAACGGGGAAGGATTGGAGAACTTTGTGCCAAATCCCGATTCGCTCCAGGGATATACGCTTAAGAACGGAGAATCGAGGTGAGATATGGCTACCTCAGTATTAGCAGTAGTAAACGCAACTCCGTATCCGGTGCCCGTAGGTGTTGTAGATGGATTGGCAAACTTTGCGCCAAATCCAGATCCGCTCCACGAATAAGCTGTTACATATGGAGACCCGCCATGGGCACAAACTAGAGCAGTCCCAGTGCGGTCAAATTGATGGCGTATTACGGTGCTAGTAGGCAATGTGGCGGGATTGGCAAACTTTGTGCCGAATCCTGATGGACTCCATGGGTAGGCTGAAATATATGGTGAACCGTTGTGACCAACAGTTATTGCAGTGCTAAGTTCAGCTGCTCCTCCAACATTTCCGGCGGCGGCTCTTAAACCATGTGGATGTCTCATGCAACGTCTCCTACAGAAGCGCCGTAAACTTGGCTGCCGACTTTCCAGAGTTGCACAACGCTGTAACCGCTAGTAGCAAGCGTCGGTGCGCTTCCTCCGGTCCAGATAACGCCGCCTGTCCCAAAAGTTGAGTCGGTCCAAGTAATTGTGTAATCGGTGCCGTCATTGATCATTAGCGTGACCGATTCACCGGCTGCAAAATTGGTCCCTTTAGGTGTACGGCTTGCGCCTAGCGTTATCAACTGCACGCTGCCATTGCCAGGATCTATTTCAAAAGCAGCGCCGTCGCTAATCGTATAAACATCCTCAAGGATTGTACCTGTAATAGCTGGGTCCTTGAATGATCCGGTAGTTGTAATCAATCCGGAGCTGTCGATGACTAAGCTATCTGCTGGTGCAGATGCATCGATAGTTAAACCTTTAACTAACTGAGCCTTTGTCTGAGACATCTAACTAATTATTATCCTTACCTTTCATTTTACAGGAGCAAGATTCACATTTCTTGCACCAAGTCTTATCTCCAGGGATGACTTCTGTACCGTATTCAAAGTCATCGTAATCTTGTTGATTACGTAACCAACGCGCAAACTCTTCCATATATTTCTTAATGAGTTGCGTTGGCATGATCAAAGGAAGTAAGGTAGCTGCGGTCCTTTAGGGCCAGGTGGTTTCAGTGGTCTAAAGCCGCGTTCAATTAATTGATCCATGTAAGGAGAATCAAGATGCGGCGTTTTAAGTATAGCGTTCGGTGGAGAGTACCGAATAGTACGTGCAACTAACGAATCGTCTTCCTCCTGGTCGTAATCAGTACCTCGTAAATAATCACGTAAGAAACTAATTCCGTCTCCAGCATTAGCTTTCCTTGTAGGAACTGTATTGTTATTTAAAGAATTAAGAAAATCTTGAGAAAGACCTACTTCTCTTGTAACATTAAACCTGGGTGGTTGGCCAGGAAACTCTTGCCAGTTTCCGTAAACTACCTTACCACTTGAAAGAACCATAGGTTCTTCTGTTGCTTGAGTAGTCATAGTCAGATTAAGCCAAGACGAAAAGCACGGGTTAAATTACGGGCACGATCACCTGCACTTAAACCAGCAGTTGTAGCCATGTCAGCTTGATCAGCAGTAGCTTGCTGTTGTGCAGCCTGCGTCGCCAAGGGATTTACGCTCTCCATCGTGTAACCTGTTTCTGGTTGAGCACGATAACCAAATTCACCTGGTTGTGTCTCCTCTACTGCTTGTAAACCTTCAGCATATCCACCGGTTTCGGGGAACATCTTAGCTAACAAAGGATTGTAAGCACCCACTACACTACCCGCTTGGGCCATAGGGGTTTTGCCATATTTTTGCATCCACATCTGCATACCCGCATCTTCTGCTTCCTGAGTTTTCTTTTGAGAAATCAGGTTACGATATTGCGCCATCTGAGACTTGTACTCATCACTTTGAGAACGATCTACTTCTCCAGTGGGGGTTAAACCTTTAACAATAGCTGCTGGTTGGACAGTGCCTGCAGGGATGACTGTTGACGGTTGTGCTGGCAGAGGAAGTTGAGGTGCTGCAGGAGGCTTACCCATTCCTTTGGGAACAAATACGCGTCCCATATCATCCATATAGCCACCTAGATGATAGGCATCTTCGGAAGTCATACCACCAACGCGTCCTGCATCATTCATAAATGCGCCAGGTGGCAGTTGATCGCTGCTAATAGAAGTAAAAGGCGAAGGTTGAGTAGCAGCATTAGCACCACGCCCTGCAAAACCCGCTTCACGACCGAACAAAAACTGAGCACCTGGGAATGTAGGTGTCCAGTTGGCTGCTGGTGTTTTTTTAGCGCTACGTTGACCGCCTTGGTATGGCATTATTTATAAGAAATCCTTACTTACAATAGTAACACTGGGCAATAAACATCTCCATGGAAGTTATTCAAACCTTTCCTTGCGGTACCACTATTGAACTCGGTGAAGACCGCCATCACAATCAAGTGCACAGAGTTTGTACGCCAGGGGGATCAATGTGTCGATTCGTAGAACCTTATCACTGTGCACTGGTGTATGCACAACAGTATGAGGAGATGTATTGCATTAAACCTGAAGATTGAAAGTCAGGTATATCGCTGTTTGGGAATACGTTTGTACTGCCTAGGAATCCTTGAGATCCCAGTTGGCAAACGGATTTTCTGGAGTGGCAAAGGAACGGACGCATAGTGGCTTATAGGAGGGCTATTTCACTTAGGGAAAGGGAAGTAGGGGTAGGTGTCCGTTCGTTCATTGTTACGGCATGAACAGTTTGATGGTGTATTGGTATCACCGTGAACAAAGAACGGACTCATGGTTACCCCTACTTCTCTTTCCTTAAGAGAAATAAGGGGTAAAAACACCACCTTTGTTCGTTCCTTCTAACACTCCCTCCAAACCATTGACAGCACAGGGGATTCAGCCTTACCGTGGAGAGGAGCACAACCTCCCCTCCATGGATTACAAGACGTTTTTTCGTGATTTATCAATGACGGAAGACGATATCATTGATTTAGCGATCCCTTTGAAGATCCTAAATGATGAATTAGGTAGGGGTAAGTGCTGGTGCGTAAAAAAGTACAGCCACCCAGCCTTTGAGCATTTCCGATTGACGAACAGTAGTCGTCCCCTATTCAAGACCATGGATGCCAGGATGCTGGCGGTTGCCTTTGACAATCGGTTCCCTCCACTGGAGGAGGGTCGCTACACCGTCCTGGTGCGCAGACACACCTGCACATCTCAGTACTGCCTCAACCCAGCGCACTACTACTACGGCAGCCAGAGCGACGTAAAGAAAGAGCTGGCTAACCGCCGTGGTCGCAACATCAATGAGGAGGTCATTGCAGATATCCGATCTCGTCGTGAGTCCAATAAGAAGAAGTGGACTTATAAGACTCTAGGTGAATTCTTCAATCTCCCCTACCATGTAGTACGTCGTATCTGCTTGGAAAACGCTTACACCAATGACTAACTCTAACGATCTTTCCGATAACCTCAATGAGGCTGTATCAGCTAAAGACAGTTACAGAAAGAAACTAGAAGCAATACAAGAAAAAACAAAAAACAAATATTGTTTGTGGCACCGTCGCAATTTTGACGGACACGTTAACAACTTTGGGTTAATGTACGAATGCAAAGACTGCATAAAGGCCATAGAAAATGGACGGTGCACTATTGATGTCACTAACTTTGATCTTGATGTTTATTGGAATGTCCGTAATTTTTGGTTAAAAGTAGATATCAGAGACCCCAAGGAGTGCTGGCGGTGGCTTGGTGCAACGCGGCGCAATGAACAAGAGAGTGTTGCGTACATGCCCAGCCCCTTTCATTCTGCCAAGATACAGTCTGCCCCCAGGGTTGCCTTCTGGCTTAGCCGTGGTTACACAGGTAAATACAGGATTATGCACTTACCGGAGTGTGGTCCGCTCTGTTGTAACCCCCTCCATTTACGGATTAAAGAGTTAGAATCAGGTACCAATCCCACAGAGATTGCTGCAATCAATCTGAGTTATGGCAACATCTTCGAGCGAGCAAAAAACAACACTGAAGGAGAGCTACCTGATTCCGAGTAGCTTTATCAGCAAAAACCCTAGCTATGCAGGCTATGTGGTTATTGATGGTACTGCAAAAGTAACTGAGTGGTTTGAAGATAAGGAAGATGCCTTATTGGAACTACGTTGTTTAGAGAAACAACTAAGCTATGAGTTGATCAAAACAACTCGTTGTGAAGGATTCTATCCGGAACGCGCTACAATTATAGAAGAAAAGTATCAAGCTAGTGGCCGTACAAACGGTTTGTACACTGGCTTAATGTCAGAAGATGTCGAGGTTTCTAGCAACACTGCCGGTTAATACAGGTTTTGTAAACCTCGGATCAGTAGAATCTTACCCAACTGGTGGTACCGGACCTACTGCGTACGGTCCTACAAGTTATTACGGAAGTGATCCGTTACCTGCTCAGTTGGGTGATTCTATTAATAACCCAGTTAATCTAGGCAATCTGACTTCTATTTATAAAACAATCACCATTAGCAATAGCCATGGTGGATTGAGTAGAAAGCAAACAAGCTTCTACTCTTTCAAATTATTACAACCCCGTTCAATTAAGTTAAGTCAAAATTTTAGTCAGTTTTCCACGACTTCTAATACAAATCGCAATACATTAGTAGCGTTCTATAAGTTAGAGAATGGTAATCATAGGCGTGAGTTACCTATTAACGATTCTGGTTATGTAGTAGAGGAAGCCTCTATTCAGAATGGTGACGAGGATAATGATGTCGTAAGTTTTGATTATCCTAATGCACAATTGTCGCCAGGGAATTATGTCTTTCTCATTACAAATGATATTCGTTACCTAGAGACAACTTATTCGATTACGTTAGAAAGTTTTCTTAATGACTGGCGTTACGTCTATGAAGACGTAAATGAGGCATTAGATTTTCGCTTTGTTACAGAAACAGTAGATACAGTCATTGACTTCGGGTTTATTACAGATTGACAATACTAAAAAAGCTGCTAGCCTAATTGAAGGTCAGCAGGTCTTTACCTATGAAGACAATCTCATTGAATGACTTTGAACAACACTTTGATGATTTTATCGACGATGTTGTTGAGAACGGCCGACATTATAAAATTGATCTTGGAGACGGCAGAGCCGTTATGCTAATTCCTTATGAGGAATACAATTTTTTACTCGGAACTTATGAAGACTGGCTAAATTCTAACGAGGCTAAAGACAGTTAGCCGCCACGAATCATGCGAGCAGCTCCTCCTTGAGATCGTGGAGGCATTCTATTAAACGCAAGCGCGTTAAAATACGTAGCTCTTTCTTCTTCATTTCTATCTTTGCGTTGTTCTCGTTTATTTTCCTGATATTCGTCTTTCCTACGCAACCGTTCTTCTCTTGCAATTTCTTTATCTGTTGGCAATAAAGTTGTATAATCAAACTCACCAAAACTCATTGGCTTGTATTGTTCTGCAGCAGCCCTTCCAATATTTGCATTATCAAAATAAGTTTTAAGTGCAGCATTAGCACCTGCTTGAGCTAAATTAGCAGCTTCTGCCTGCCCCAGTAAAAATCTGTCGCTAAACTCTACGCCAGTAACGATTGGCATTTGTGGTTTCTGAATAACCTGAGTGCTAGGTGCGCTAGGACGACTACCCATTTTGATTACTTCAGTTTGACTTCTATATTTACTCTATCTGAAACAAATCTATACAGATGGGGAACCACTTGAAAACCACCAATGATCAGGGCAATAACCAAGATCAGTTCAGCATAAGTAATGGGTCGTCGCATTGCCATAGTCCGTTTACTGCTGAGTTTAGCGAACTTCTCAGCATCATGTCTACCAAGACGATGCTATCATTAATGTCAACACAACAGAAGCACTTGGCCAAAGCACTGTGGGAAGCTGAAAACTTTGGCGGTAAACCGCTGCCCGGCCAAATGAAAGAGGTTTATCCAAAACGAGAGTACTACGAACTGGTACTACTGATGGAACATCAGCGCCAGTGGGAAGAAAAACAACGCTATTGCAAGGCTGCCAAAAGTTGTTAGGCTGCTAACAAATAAAGTGCTATGAATGAGCTACCGGTTTGTCGATCTAGATATTGAAGAGGTAACGGTTGAAAACTATGCAAAGCTGTTAAAGCCGTCGCTAGCTCAGCAGGTATCTGTCTTTGTGCCACCAGAGGGGAGCTTCGAGACTCCAGATTTAAAACGATACCTGGAGCTAGTCAAAAGCTATGAAGTTAGTACAACTGATCTAGTGCATGGTCTCTCATTAGCAGATCAAATCCGAATTACTTTCAGCGATATGAAAGCAGCTACTATTTGTGAGAAGTTTCCTGATATTGATCTAGCAACAAAACGCCGTTATCGTTGCGTTGCTGAATATTTGATTCGTCAGGGAGAACTAACCAAACTCAAAGATGAGAACGGTAAGCTAGTTAAGAAGCTGGGTAACATGGGCAAGATGGTTGTCATCTATGAACCATTACCTAAAATTTGCAAAACCTTACAGCAAACTGGTCTCGGACAGTTTATTAGAAATGAACAACAGGCGGCAGCGGTTAGTCAACGGTCTTCTTTCTACGGCCAAAACTGGTGGGGAGAAGAAGATGGCACAACTAGTGATTGAGCGCATCTGCGCTGATATGTGTGATTTCTATGAAAAGTTTTATTACAACGAAGGACCTGGTGCCATCGTCTATGTTCCTGGTTCAGAAGACCCAGAGAACAGTATGTTTTATCTTCCAGTTAATGCATTGATTCAGGCACAATCCGATTTTAACTCCAGGGAGATGGAAGGTCCTGCCAGCATTATGCAGAAAGCTATTGCTAGAGCAGAGGCTATAGATCCAACTAAACAAGGGTTATTCATCATTCAAGATGAAAAGCAGATGTCATTGATTTGCTATGACCGTGACCGTCCGCTACCGCTCTCTGATGTAGATACAGATGACTAGGGTAAAAGGTGCCCACAGGCATTATGAAGAAGCCTGTAGGATTTACAGGTTAGAAGATGACTGGTGCACTCCACCTGTTTATCTACCCCATATTTATCACACACTGCAACACATTGATTTAGATCCGGCCAGTACTGAAAAAGCTAATAACGAATTTATTCAGGCTGAAAGAATCTTTACCAAAGAAGATGATGCTTTAAATCAACAAACCCCCTGGAAAGGAAACATCTATTGTTTTCCTCCTACCTATGGCCGCTGTTCATTTAGTAAAGCGCGTCAGACTTGGCGCTGGTCTTTACGTGGCGGCGGCATTGGTTCTCTTAGTCCAGCTAAAGCATGGTTTAATCGCATTGAAAAGGACTGGAAGTTGGGGTATATCAACTCAGCTTTGTTCTATACCACAACGGTAGAGATTATGCGGACTACGCCTAGCATGTGGAACTACCCGATGTGCATCCCAAAAACACGTCCTAGCTTGGTACATGGACGTAAATTTTTTCTGTACGAAAACTTTCCTAAATGGGGATTCTTTGTTTATTTTCCGCCACGGCAAGTGGGCTTTAACCATCTAGACCGATTCAAGGAAGCCTTTACTCCGTTAGGGAATGTTGTGATGTGAACTAAGACGGTGTAGCCCTAAAGGAATTACGGTAACTAAAGCGCCCATCAGTATTACCGATACTGGCAGAACCACGTGGGGAATAAGGGAGCGCACCCACAGGAATGGTTCCACCTTGGCCAGCAAAAACAAAACGGTCATCACCTTCACGTTCAAGTGTTGTTGGGAAACGCTCAGCACCTTTACGAGCTTGGATGTACTGACGTAAAAAGTTTACAGCAGAATCGTTATCAGAGACTTCTTTAGCCTGCTGATAACGATTATCAACTGCGTAGGATTGACTCTTCTGTAATGCCATCTTAGTATTCTGACAGTCCTTAACGTTACGAGTGGAAGATCAAGTCAACCATCCTTCTCACTACACAAAAGGTGGCATTGAATGCATTGAAGCTATAGAAGCTGCAATGAGTAATGAAGCTTTTCGTGGTTACTGTAAAGGAAATATTTTGAAATACTTGTGGCGGTACGAATCAAAAGGTAATCCTGTTCAAGATTTACTTAAAGCACAGTGGTATTTAGAAAAGTTAATTCAACAACATGAAGCATCTTCCTGAGCACGAATCTTCTCCTGTATTTGAAGTTCCAACTCTGTCTCCAGAGGAATTAGACTGCTTGCGTACCTTAGAGTTTCTAGATCTTTTAGATCAGCTTCAAGGAAAGCAGAGCGCGATCCGATACAGTGAGGACGTTCCGACCACATTGTAAAGAATTTATCAATGATTTTGCCGCCAGGGTCGGCTTTTAGTAGTTCTTTTTCTAAGTACTCGATGGCTTTTACCTGTTGAGGTGAACCATTAAATGTGGTGGCTAAGTTGAGAAGACAACGAGGCAGCTTACATTTATGGTCTACAAATAAAGGAACTTCCTTATCAGGTTGCAAAAATAGATCTAATTCTGCTCTTCTACGATTAACACGATTAGGGTCAAAAAAATAATTCTTTTTTATAAACGGTGACCATTCACGAATAATATCCGACTTTCTTGCTCTCTTATTAATTAACTCCAGTAGCGTGCACTGTTTAAATTGCACAATTCCAATGCTTTCAGCGTAGCTTAAGACTGCAGCTTTTTTCTTTTCATTTAGAGGAACATAGACAACATCGTCTACATACCTAGCAAAAATTTGCAGATCTTCTTTTAATTGTTTATCTAACTCTTCTCTACTTGCAATAGTATATGGAGTGACTCCCTTACCTTTTAAACGTGGGCTGCCGTAACCAATTAACCAATACTGCTCTTCTTTATTGGCTTGATAGGAAGTATATTCTTCAAAGCCAGTATGAATCCGGCACGGTGCATAACGCCGCACCAGTTCATACCCCAGCTCAGTAAAGAAAGACACGAGGCACAGAGCCCCGCATCAGGGCTCAAGGAACAACAACAGAACCGTTATAGCTGATTTCGCTATAAGCGTCATCAGTGGTCATTAGCACCAGGTAATTCTTACTGGCGTTAGTAACCGTCACGGCAACAGCACCTTTACCTTTGCCAGCTTTAGCAATATCAAAGAACTTGACATAGCCACTCGGTGCACTGCCTGCAGTGTAGTCATCGTCCTGGA